TGGTGATTCTACTCTTGATGGTACAGCAGGTACAACATTGAATACCCAACTGGTTGTTCAGAACGAACCGGGTGGTCAAGATTGGTTTAAGGTATCAGCTGGTAATGTATGCTTTAATACAGCAGGAGGTACCACGCAGGTAGGAAATCAAAATCTTGGTGCAAGGGTAAATATGCAGGCTATCAATGATACTTATCCTCTCCTTTCTTTAAGAGGGGTCAATGGTTCAAGCGACTTGTTGAGAATAAGCTCTTCTGCATGCTCAACAGGTAATTACGCGGTAGTTAAAAATGATGGTAAAGTTGGTATTGGAGTTGTTGCACCTGAAAAGCTGCTTCATGTCGGTGGAGACTCTCTAACATCTGGTACAGCTGTAATAGCAACTCTTAGTGCTGCTAAAATATGCTCTAATGATGATAACTTCAATACCGCTATTGGTAATAAAGCTCTAGATAATAATACAACAGGTCAAGGTAACGTTACAATTGGTCTTGCTGCTCTATGTAGCAATACAACAGGAGACTCGAACATTGCTTTCGGTCTCAGTGCTATGACTGATAATACTACCGGCTCATATAATACTGCTATTGGTAATTGCTCAATGAGATATGCTCTCTCTGGTGATCATAACTTTGCAGCTGGTCAATATTCTCTCTATGATAACTATGGTGGTGATTATAATACCGCTATTGGTTCAAGCTCAATGCAATGCAATATTGTAGGTTCAAACAATACAGCCATTGGTCATCAATCTCTCCTTAATAATACAGCTGGTAATGATAACACATCTATTGGTGAATGTTCTCTCAAATCTAATGTCAATGGTATTGGTAATACAGCTATTGGTTATAATTCTCTAGCTGGTAATGTAACAGGAAACTACAATGTAGCTATTGGTGAGAAGGCCGGTACCTTCTTAAATGATGGTTGCACTTACCTCTCTGGAGGTGATGATAGTATTTACATTGGTCGTAACTCAACAGCAAAGAATAACCTCGACTATAACTCTGTAGTGATTGGCTTATCAGCATGCTCTTGTGGTCAAAATACTACAGTAATTGGTAATCCAAGCACTACACATACAGTACTACATGGTGATACTCAACTTACACAAGATGGATGTGGTCTTATTATGACTTCATCTGGTGGTTATACATACTGTTTAACTGTTAGTGATACAGGTGTTCTCACTACAGCTCTTACAACTCCTAAGTAATCTATTTTACAGAAAGTTATACTGTAAATATACATATAAAAAGGTTAAAATAGGGAGAGCCCTTAAGCTACAATAAGAGAGCAGTAAGTTTCCCTACTGCTCTCCTTATGCTTATTGTTAATAAATTTTACTTGTTTTTAAGGAGCTTCTTACGACGATCCATTTTCTTTTTGTTTTCCGCTTCAGCAATTTTCAATGCCTCATCTACTTCAACTACAGCTTCCACCTTCTTAGCTGGCTTCTTTGCAACTGACTTCTTCTTAGGTTTTTGTGTTGTTGTTTCTTTTTTCTTTGGCATATTATTATTTAATCAACTACAGCTGTAATAAGGTTCCTTAAGCTACAATAAAAGAGCAGTAAGTTTCCCTACTGCTCTCCTTATGTGTTAAAGTTAATATTATGGCTTAAATGTAGCCAAGATTACGCAAGCGAATGCGCTCAGCTTCAGCCTCTTTAGCTGCTTTCTCTTCTGCCTTCTTTACGTCTTCCTTAGGAGCTTTTTTAACTTCCTTCTGGACAGTCTTTTTGTTCTCAACAACTGGACTAAGAACTTCCTTGTCATCTTCCTTTGTGGTTTTGTTATTTTCCATGGTACAATTATTTAATCTATTAGTTAGTAGTTTAGACAAAAAGAACGGGTCCATTTCTGGACCCGCTCTGGTTTAGTTTTTAATATTAGCTTAAAGCTAATTATACATCTTAAAAGTATACGGACTTAGCTCCTGGCTGGAACTCAGTACCGAGACCTTGTACAATGATTACGTGGTAGTAGAGGTTAGCACCGAAGATGTTGTCTACAACACCATAACGGGTAAGAAGTCCTACGCGTGGTGCGAAGTCGTTCGGTCCTACTGTACGCTGAACCATAACTGGGATGTATGGGCAGTAAATGATACCTGTGTCATAGAACTCAGGTCCTTTGTATCCAAGGAGTGCGTACTCGATGTTAGAAGGTGCATTTGTGTAAGCTCCAGACTGGCCGAAGTTTCCACCTTGTACTTCTGTACGTGTGTCACGGTAAACGTTGAAACGTCCACCAAGTGATCCAACCTTAGCGATACCTACTGGCTGTGTATTAACATCACCCTGTACTGGTACCCACTGGAATTCAGGGAGCATCTCAAGGATAGCACATACACGTGGAGTAGCAACAACGAAGTTAGCAGCACCACGACGGTTACGTACAGCAATGCGGTTAGCTTCGATGATCAAACGCTGGTAGAAATCACGGTTACGCTCAACCAACCAACGGCCATCAGCAGAAGCTGGGTGCCATACGGAGAAACCAGGTCCAAATCCAGCACCGAGAGCGGACTGAATCATGCGCATAAGCATCTCACGGTCGATCTCAGCTTGGATCTCATAGCTCATAGCATTTGTGATCTCAGCGTCAATGTCGATTCCGTTCATGTTCTTAAGGTCCTGCTCAAGTTCAACTGACCAACGAGCGCCGAGGCGACGTGTACCAGCTTCAACAGCAGTCTTTTCGAACTTAACTTCAACCTGTGGAATGTTTCCTGTGATTTCGAAAGCAGAAAGGATGTTAGCAACACCTTTGTCCTGATCAGCGAATTCCCAGTAACCAGCAGCACCTTGAAGGTCGTCGCTGGAAGCACCAGTGAAACGAGTGTCAAGAAGTTGGTATCCGAGTTCTTCAGAAGGCTCAGTTGGTGGAACTTGGCCACTATAACCAAGTGTAGCACCGGATCCCTGGTGATTTTCACCAGCACCTTTTCCGTCGATTCCAGATCCAAGTGTGTCAGACTGGTAAGCATAACGCAAAGCGAATGCAAGACCAACTGGTCCACTCATTGGCTGAACACCAACGATTTCGTTAGTGATAAGCTCTGGGAATGTACGACGAATCATTGGGATAAGCACCTTTGGAAGGCGGCTATCTCCAGTTGCGTAACTGTCACTGGATGTGGAAGCATTAGGAGCATAATTAGATCCTGTTCCCAACGCGCCAGCGTTTGTGTTTGCCTCTTCAAGGCACCATTTCTCCTGGTTCTCCAAGAGTACCGCGGTATTAAGACGGGTGTGATCATCTTCAATAGCGGCAACGCTATCAGATGTGTAGTCGAGCACAGGTGCCCACTTCTCAAGAAGAGTAGCAGCGCGGTCCTGGTCGATGAATGATTGTGGTTTATTCATAATTAATATTTTTCTTTTTTTGTTTTTTTTCAACCTTCATGGCGTAAAGCCAAGTAACTCAGGCAACAAGTGCCTCAATGTTCAAAAGAAAAGAAATTACTTCATTTTACTCAATCCATCTAAATATGGATTAGGCGCTTTTGTAGTTTTTTCTACTTTCTTAACATTAACTTTTGGAGCATCAGCCTTCACAGTGCGATGACTAATTGCTTCCTCACGAATTACATCAAGTTGCTCTTTCTCCTTCTTGTCGAAAAGGCGAACTGTGTAATCGAAATTCTCTTCGATAAACTTTGGTGATTTATCAGATAAAACTTTTCTAAGGTATGTGGCTTTCTTTTCACCAAACTTAGAAACACGACTCTCGAGGAAAAGATCAGCTTTGGACTTATTGAAAGCCTCTTCAAGTTGAACGTTCTTTGTCTCAGCAGCTTCAAGACGCTCAGTAAGCTCTTCAATCTGTCCTTTACCATCAACAAGAGCTTCCTTAACAGACTCACTCATGAGTGTAGAGTCAATAGCAAGAGTATTGCGGAGATTCTCAAGAACGTTGACTGCTGTCTTATTCTTGGTAGCTTCTTCAATAGCCTCAACTGGAAGGGCTTCATCAATGTATTCTTCGAGATAATTGGAAATATTCTCAACAAGTGTATCTTTAAATCCAGATGCACTCTCGTTGATTTCTTTTTCATACTTCTGTACAACAGCTACTAATTTCTTAGCATTGTTCTTGTCAACAGCCTCAACAACACGCTCCATCTTTGCAGAATGGTCACTGTCGATATTTACAACAAGTTCTTCAAGCTTTTCAGCATAAAGCTCGTCTTGGCTGGTAAGCGCTGCTTCAACAGAAAGATCTACTTTCTCTTTAAGCGCTGTTTCAATTGCAGCAACTGACTCTTCAGTCATTACTTCCTGCAATTCTGTGGGTAGTAGGTCTTTATTCATATGATTTATTTAAAGATTGGTTTTTCAGTTGCAGACTTAATTCTTTTAGCGATCTTGTCTTCAACAGTTGATTGTAAATATTTATTAGCTTGGGCGTAGTTTTGTGAAGAAACTGCATCAATAAACTGAATTATTTTCTGTCTTTCAGTCATTTTCTGGCTTTCCTGTTTGTTCATGTGTTTATTTATTAAAGGTTTGTTAGAAATCTATATCTTACCAATGAATGATTTGATGCGCTCCAAAAGATATTGATCAATTTCTTTACGTGGAAGCTTCTTAAGTGAGCCTTCAAACGCTTCATATGTCTCTTCATACTTACCATCTTCAGCAAGTACCCATTGTTTAGATTCAAGAATGCCATTAACGAATGCTTTAGGGAAGGATGGATCAGCTACTGCATCAATAGCTACAAGCTTCATATTACGAACAGTGCTATGACCACCAGCTTCTTCTAATGTTCCAAGAGCACGGGATGACATACCAACTGTTACTCCATCATTAACGAGTGAACGGATAATATGACCGCAAGGTGTTGTAAGTACTTTTGACTTACCGTAAAATACGTTTCCATCTTGAGAAAGCTCTGTAACCATGTGACAAGCACGTTCAAGATCAACATCAGCAGAAGATGGGTGATTAAGCTCTCCCATTGCACGACCTGGCTTCACCATATTTTCATTATAGTTAGCAACTTCACGCTCAAGTTCATCGATCGGGTAGCTTCTGTTATTACGATTGACTCCCTCTGCCATCATATAAGGTCCCTTAATGAAAAGGTTGGATGGGGAATCTTTATTTGTTTCTTCCTCAATGACCTCGAATTGATCGTGGAGGTCAGGATTCTCACATACAAGATTAAGTTTAAGCGACATACAATTATTTATGCCCTGAAGCTACGAAAGCTCTCTTTCTGTTAAAATTAAAAAGGAATATCCTCTACCTTTACAGTATTTCTTAGCAGCCTCCCATTTAGCCATGTTAATTATATACTGCTTCTGATCATATATCAGATGCTTCTTCTGTCTATACTTTGTTTTAGGCTTTTGAGTTTGTGAAAATGGTTTAATCTCTATACAATACTTTGTAATCTGCTCACCTTCTTTAATAATAACATAGTTATCTATATGATATCTATGCACCCTCTTATCAAGTGGGCTTGTATATGGTATTTTAATATTCTCTGAACCCCACTTTAATACATTAGCATTGTTATCACAGAAGCGAAAGAACTTTAACTCTAAGCCAGATCTATAAACAGCTCTCTCACCAATAAACTTATCAATGTTTTGAGGTACAAATATACCCTGCCTATACTT